GATCGCCCAGGCGACTCCACCGGCAGTCATCCCTCTCTCCCCAGGGCCTCGCGCGCGCACGCGAGGGATCCCGTCACGCTTTGGCCAGGTAACCCTCATGGCAGCAGCCCGAAAGACACCCCTCACCGCGGCGGAACGAGCCCGAAACTATCGGGCGCGTAAAGCCGAGGAGAAGAAACTCGCGGCACAACTCGGGCGTGACGGGCGTGACGGACCGGCCGCGGATCCGCCGGCAGTTCAGCCGCCATCGTCGGATGCTGGATCCGCTCGGTCGAAGATCACCCTGCTCACATCCGTCGAGACCTCGATCGCGGCGATGAAGTGGCTCCGTGACTCCGACCAGGGACTGGTCGATATGGCTCGTCTCTACGCCGGGCAGATCGACATGATCCTCGAAGCCGATCCGTCAGCGACGGGCAAGGCCGCATCTCTCGGCCAGCTGGTTACGCGAATCCTCCACGAGCTCGGCGGCGCCCCGACCGTCCGTCTCCAGCACGAGCTCCGCTCGATGCGGCTGCAGGCCGCGCTGCCTTCCGAGGGTGATCCCGATGCCAACAACGAGCAAGCGCACGACGACCCAGCGCCGCGCGAAGGCGTCGCCCCCGTCACGTCGATCAAGCGGCCCCCGAAACGCTCCCGCCCCGCGTAGATACGGATCCGAATCCCCACGCCTCTGGACGAAGCCACTCCGCAAGCTGACGCCGACGACGTCGCTCGGCTACGAGGCGATCGAGTTCTGGCTGTGGATTAGAGCGCGGCTCCTCCAGGTCGCGCTCGAGCTCGACGATCCCTCCCTCGCCGACCTCGTCCCTGAACCTCTCCCATGGCAGCGATGGTTCCTGATCCACGCGCTCGAGTTGCTCCCCGGCAAAGAGAAGATATTCCGGTTCCGCACCGTGCTGCTGCTGGTCGCGCGACAGAACGGCAAGTCCTCGCTGCTCGTCATGCTGATCCTGTGGCGACTGTTCACCGACGGCGCCCCCATGATCATTGGCGCCGCACAAACCCTCGACGTCGCCGAAGAGACCTGGTCACGCGTCGTCAACATCGCCGAGGCCGTCCCCGAGCTCGCCGCCGAGATCGACAAGGTCTCCGACGGCAACGGCAAGCGCTTCATCCGCCTCGACACCCGCGAACGCTACCGTCCACAGGCAGCATCCGGACGCGGTGGCCGCGGATGGTCCGGCGACATGGTCCTGCTCGATGAGCTCAACCAGCAGAAGACGTGGGCCGCATGGTCCGCCATCTCCAAGACCACCATGGCCCGCCCCCGCGCCCAGGTGTACGGCGTCTCCAACGCCGGCGACTCCACCGCGGTGGTGCTGCGCCACCTCCGCAAGATGGCCCTCAACTTCATCAACGGTGAAGTTGGCGACGGGACCGACGACCTCGACGAAGAACTTGCCGCGCTGCTGCGTGAATCGGCGATCGGCCTGTTCGAATGGTCAGCCGAAGAGTCTCGCTCGATTCGTGATCGTGACGGATGGTATGAAGCGAACCCTGCACTCGGGCACACCATCACCGAGGCGGCGATCGCCGCAGCGCTATCCGACCCCGAATGGGTATTCCGCGCCGAGGTGCTCAACCAGTTCGTCAACCTGGCTAACGTCGGGCCGTTCCCCAACGGCTCCTGGGCCGGGTGCCGAGAGACCACTGTCGAACGCGACACCAAACGGCAGCCTGCGTTCTGCGTCGAGCTCTCCCACGACCGCACCTGGGCCTCGATCGGCATCGCCTACTTCGACACCCAGGGGCGCCGCCGCGTCGAGCTAGCCGCCCGTCGCCCCGGGACTGAGTGGATCATTCCCTGGCTGCAGTCGCCCGACCGACGGGTGAAACCCGAGCGGATAACGCTACAGACCCGTGGTGCGCCGGCGTCCTCTCTCGTCGAGGAGTTCCGCAAGGCCGGCATCGAGCTGACCGACTGGGAAGGGCCGGACCTCGCCCGCGCCTGCGGCATGTTCTATGACGGCATCCGTCGCGCGGTTGCCGACGACCTGGACGAGTTCGACGGCGAGTTGGCCATCACGCACGGCGACCAGCCGGCGCTCGACATCGCCGCCAACAGCGCTCGCATCAAGGCGCTTGGCGATGGATGGGCGGTCGACCGCAAGAACTCGCCAGAGGACGCCGCGCCGCTTATGGCGGTGATCGGTGCCCACTGGCTGCTCATGACCGAATCGCAGACCTTCCGGTCCGCATACGAAGACGGCGACCTGATGGTCGTCTGAGGAGGTGGCCATGGCCGGCCTGCGTGACTTTCTGTCGCTGTTCCGCCGTGACCAGCCGAGCTATCTCTCCGTCTCCTGGGGGCCGGACATTCGCTCATCAGTGCTCGGTATGTCGGTCGACGACCTGTGGCGCACCCAGCCGTACCTGCGGACCGTCGTTTCGTTCCTTGCTCGCAACGTTGCCCAGCTCGGCCTTCACGTGTTCGAGCGGGTCTCCGACACCGATCGGCAGCGTCTCCGCGACGAGCCGATCGCCAAGCTGCTCGCGAACCCGAACCCGAACATGACCACCTACGAGCTGATCTTCGCGCTCGTCGGCGACCTCGCCCTGTACGAGGAAGCGGTCTGGTTCGTCGGCCCATCGGCCGACACCGCTTCCGGGTGGATCCTCAACCCGATCCCGCCGGCATGGATCACCGCCCGCGGCGGCGGCACGATCTTCGCCCCGGCGTGGATCGAAGTGCAGGCACCCGGAATCTTCACGCCGACGCGCATCGCCATGGACCAGCTCCTGTGGTTCCACGGATGGAACCCCGGATCCCCCTCCACCGCGTCGTCGCCGGTCGAAGCGTTGAAGCAGATCCTCGCCGAGCAGATTCACGCCCAGAAGTTCCGTGAGCAGATCTGGCAAAAGAGCGGCCGGTTCGGGGGCTTCCTCACCCGCCCAGCAGGCGCGAAATGGGAGGCCGGCGTCCGAGAGAAGTTCCAGCGTCAGTGGAACGCCAAGTACTCGGGTGACGACGCGACTGACGCCGGCGGCACTCCGATTCTCGAAGACGGAATGAAGTACGAGAAGGCCGGGCTCTCCGCCCGCGAAGAGCAGTACGTCGAGGGATCGAAGCTTGCCCTGGCCACCGTCGCCAGCGTCTACCACGTCAACCCGACGATGGTCGGTCTGCTCGACAACGCGAACTTCTCCAACGTCCGCGAGTTCCGCAGCATGCTCTACGGCGACACCCTCGGCTCGATCATCTCGATGATCGAGGACCGCGTGAACACCTTCCTCGTGCCCAGGATCACCGACGCAGGCAATGTCTACGCCGAGTTCAACATCGCCGAGAAGCTGCAGGGCTCGTTCGAGGAAACCGCGGCGGCGCTACAGAGTTCCGTCGGCGCCCCGTGGCTGTCCCGCAACGAGGCCCGCGCGATGCAGAACAAGCCGGCGATCGACGGTGGCGACGAGCTCGTCACGCCGCTGAACGTTCTCATTGGCGGTCAGGCCTCACCGCGTGACTCCGCACCGAAGGTCGATCGCACCGTTCGCACTAAGAGCGCCGACCGACCCGTCCAGCTGAAACAGGACGACGTCGACACCGCGCCGTATGTCGCCAAGGCGGAGGAAGTGCTCTCGAAGTTCTTCCGCCGTCAACAGCGCGTCGTGCTCGGTCTGCTCGGCGCAAAAGCCGACGAGGACTGGTGGGACGAAGAGCGCTGGGACCGTGAGCTCAGCGACGACCTGTACAAGGTCGCAGTGCTCACCGCGAAAGACCTCGGCCGCGCGCAGGCATCCGCGATGGGATTCTCTCCCGACGATTACGACGAGGACCGCACTCTCGCGTTCCTCCGAGCAGTCGCCAACTCTCGCGCCGGCGCCGTGAACTCCACCACCCGCGATCGCGTGAAAGCAGCTCTCGCCGACGACGACGGAGATCCCGCCGACGTGTTCGAGGAAGCCGAGTCCGCTCGCACCTCCTCAGGCTCCGCAGCGCTCGTCACGGCTCTCGCCGGCTTCGCCCTCGTCGAAGCCGGCAAGCAGCTGCTCGGCGATCAGGCGTCAAAGACGTGGATCACCGGGGCGAACCCTCGAGCCGAGCACGCGGCCATGGACGGCGAAACCGTGTCGCTCAACGAGAACTTCTCCAACGGTGCCAACTGGCCCGGCGACCCGATCCTCGGAGCAGACGGCGTCGCCGGCTGCAACTGCGGCGTCTCGATCAGCTACTAGGAGGCTGGAATGAACACCAAGACCGTCCCCTGCAAGGTGAAGGCGGGCCCGGAAGACGGACTCCAGGAAGGCGAGTTCCTCGTCTACCCGTCCACCTTCACCCGTACCCCTGACGCCTATGGCGACGTCGTCGCACCCGGCGCCTTCCTCGACACCATCGCCGAGTGGGAGGCCGCCGGGCAGACCATGCCGGGCCTGTTCGGTCACCGCCTCGACGACCCCGACTTCTACGTCGCCGAGGCGATCGAGATGTCCGAGGACGACACCGGGTGGCTTGTCCACGGCAAGTTCGACATGGACTCCCCGAAAGGTCCCCAGGTCTACCGCCTGGTGAAAGGCCGCCGTCTCAACCAGCTGTCGTTCGCCTACGACGTGCTCGACGAAGGGCAGATCGAGCTCGAGGACGGCACAAAGGCCAACGAGCTGCGAAAGCTCAAGGTCTACGAGTTCAGCTTCGTGCCTATCGGCGCGAACCAGGACACCTCAGTCGTCGCGGTCAAGTCCAACGCGGAAGCGCTGGTCGAGGCCGCGAAGGCCGGCAGAACCCTGTCGGCCAAAAACGAGGGCGACATCCGCTCGGCAGTGGACCTGCTGAGCGGCGTGCTCGACTCCCTCACCCCATCCGATGACCAGGAGAAGGCCAACGGTCACGCACCGGCCAACACCGACCTCGCCGAGGAGCCCACCCGGGCCAACGCGAAGTCGGCCGAGGAGCCGAGCGGAAACCCGTCCGTACAGACCCTGCTCGCAGAAATTCAACTACTCGCCCTCCAGTAGGGCAGAAGGGAGATTCACTGTGAATCTCAAAGAAATGCGGGCTGCAGCACTCAAGGCAGCACAGGACCTCGTCGACGGCGCAAAGGCCGCCGGCCGCGAGGTCACCGCCGAGGAGACCAAGTCGATCGAGGAGCACGTCACTGAGGTCAAGCGCCTCGACGGACTCATCGCCGGCGCGGAGAAGACCGACGAGCTGATGAGGTCGCTCGGCGACCTCGCCCCCGAGCAGAAGACGCCCGCGCCGACCGCGCGCGCGAAGTCGCTCGGTGAGCACTTCATCAAGGACATCGGCGAAGTCGGCATCCTCCAGCTCAAGCGCACCAACGGATCCGCGGAGGCTTCCGAGTGGAAGGCAGCCACCGACCCCAACGCGGTCGGCAGCTCCTTCGGCGCGGTCCTCACCGACGTCGACCAGACTGTCGTCACCCCGTACCGTCGACCCACTGTCTCCGACCTGCTCGGCGCCGGAACGGTCAGCGGCAACGCGATCACCTACTACATCGAGGGCGCCGTCGAGGGCGGGTTCACGACCGTGGCAGAAGGCGGCCAGAAGCCGCAGCTGCACATCGTCAACCCCACTCCCGTCACCGACCAGGTGAAGAAGATCGCCGGGTTCATGGACAGCTCGGACGAGATGGTCGAAGACCTGCCGTTCTTCGCCTCGGAGATCAACAACCGCGGTTTGTACCTGCTGTCGCTCGCCGAGGAAGCCCAGCTCCTCTCCGGCGACGGCACCGGCACCAACCTCACTGGTCTGCTGAACCGCTCCGGCATCCAGGCGATCGCCCAGGCGGCCACGAACGACTCCGCACAGGACGCGATCTTCCGCGCCCTCACCGCGGTGCAGACCGCCACCGGGCTCGTCGCCGAGGGCATCATCATCAACCCCATCGACTACCAGGCCCTCCGGCTGTCGAAGGACAACAACGGGCAGTACTACGGCGGTGGCTTCTTCTCCGGCGAGTACGGCAACGGCGGCATCGTTGCCCAGCCCCCGCTGTGGGGAACCCCGACGGTCGTCTCGGCCGCAGTCCCCGCCAAGACCGTCGTCGTCGGTGCGTTCAAGGCCGCCACGACCGTCTACCGCAAGGGCGGCATCCGCGTCGAGTCGACCAACAGCGACGCCGGCAAGTTCACCAAGAACATCATCACGACCCGCATCGAGGAGCGCCTGGCGCTCGCGGTGCGGATCCCGTCGGCGGTCGTCAAGATCACCCTCCAGTAACACCCCGGTGGCGGGACCAGCTGGTCCCGCCACCACCCGCTCACACCCCACAGGAAACGGAGTAGCCATGCCGGAAAGCATGAAGCAGTACGAGGTCGAGATCGGTGGGATCCCGCACATCCTGCAGCTGACCGCCGAAGACGCCAAGCGTTACGAGGGAGCCAAGGAAGTCAAGGCGCCCGCCAACAAGCAGGCGCCCGCGCCCGCCAACAAGTAGGTCACCATGGCAGACCTCGATCCCTTCGCGTCGGTAGAAGAGCTCAGCGCACACACGCTGGGTGCGATCAGCGCGGATGACCCACGCGCCGCCGACGCTCTGGCTCGAGGCAGCGCCATCATCCGCAATTTCTGCGGATGGCACGTGGCCCCCAGCGTCGAGGAGACGCTCACCCTGGACGGCCCCGGTGGGCGTCTCCTCACACTGCCGTCGATGTTCGTCACGGACATCAGCTCGATCACCCAGTGCGACGATCTCGTCGACCCGGCGAGCTACACATGGTCGGCCCTCGGACTCGTCACCCGAATGGCCCGATGGACGACGGAAGATCGCGGCATCACCGTGACTCTCACACATGGGCACGCTACCTCCGCTGCGGCGAAGTCGATCCTGCTGTCCATGGTCGCCCGCGACCTGATGTCACCGCTCGGCGTTGTGCGCGAGCAGGCCGGCGCGCTCTCCGTCACCTGGTCGCAGACCGCCCCTGGAGTCGCCGGCGGAATAACCCTCCTCGAGTTCGAGAAAGAGCTCCTCGCTGGAGACCAGGTGGTGACCGTCTGATGATCGCCTCGTTCGCGCGACAGACCCTCGGACGGATCCGCGCAACAACTGCCGATGACGGCCACGGCAACCAGACACGCGACTGGGCAGCAGCCACAACCGAGCTCATCCCCGGATGGTCGGTGCAGCCCGGAGCCACGGACGAGCTACTCGCAGGCCGCGACGCCACCCTCATCCAATGGACCGCCTACGGTCCCGGCACCGCGGACGTTCTCGGCTCTGACCGCATCCAGTTCGCCGGCACCGTGTACGAGATCGACGGGGAACCAGCACGCTGGCCATCACCCACCGGAGCGCTCGATCACGTCGTTCTACTGCTGAAGACATGGGAGGGCTAATGTCCGAATTTCAGCTCGAGCTGCACCCTGAGGGCTTCAACGAAGCCCGCAAGAGCGCGGCGCTGCAGGCAAACCTCCGCTCCCGCGCGCAGAAGATCGCAGAAGCGGCCGGCGGCGCCCCGGACTACGAAGTCATCGACTCTCCGTCCGGCACTCGAGCTCGCGTCGTCGTGCGCACAGCCACCCCCGAAGCGCGGAAAGCCGAAGCCACCAACCGGACGCTCACGCGTGCGCTCGACGCTGGGCGTGGTTGATGGACCAGCTTCTCGGCTTTCCCGACATCGAAGCGCTCGTCGTCCAGCTGTACAACACCGAGCTCACTGCGCGGGAGCCAGGTGTGCAGGCGAGCACTCGGGTTCCCGACCCGCGCCCTGCGGAGTTCATCAGGGTCATCCGTTTCGGCGGCCCACGCGAATCGCTCATCTCGGAGAACGCGCAGATCATCGTCGAGGCCTGGGCCACAACTGAGGCCCGCGCCGCAGCGCTACTGAACCTCGCCCGCGCCATTCTCAACGCCCAAGACGGACAGCTGTTCGGCTGCACGGAGATCTCCGGCCCGAATAACCTGCCCGACCCCACCACTTCCGAAGTCCGGTACACGCAGAACTTCGGGATCCGCTCGAGAGCGATCGTTCTCGAGTAACCAGTCAGGGGTCCGCAACCACCTGCCTGAAAGAGGTACCTCATGGCGAACAACGCCAAGAACGCTGTTGTCGGAAAGCCACTCGCCTCGGGCGGGCTGCTCATCGCACCGCTGGGAACGACCCTTCCCACCGACGAAGCAACCGCACCCGCGGTCGCCTTCGTCTCTCCCGGATACCTCACCGACCAGGGCGTCACCCGCTCGGAGAAGAAAGACTCCGAGACGAAGAAGGCCTGGGGCGGCGACGCGCTGATCGTCATCCAGAAGGACTACGCCGCGACCGCCAAGTTCGGCTTCGCGGAGTACCTCAACTCGGTCGGCGCCAAGGCGATCTACGGCGACGCGAACGTCACTACCACCGCGGCGACGTCGACCGCTGGAACGAAGATGAAGGTCGCCGGATCCGCCAACCCGTCGCCGCACCGCTCCTGGATCATCGACATGATCTCCGGCACTGCGCGGATCCGCGTCGTGTTCCCGGATGCGCAGATCACCGACCTCGACGACGTCGTCTACAAGGACGACGACATCTCCGCCCGCGGCGTCGGCCTGACGCTCTTCCCCGACTCGTCCGGCAACTACTTCTACGAGTACACCAACGACGGCGTTTTCAGCGCCTAAAGCCGGGGACGGGCGTCCGTCGTGCGGACCCCTGGCGTCCGTCCCCGCTTCACCCAATTCGGTCCGCAGACATAAGGAGTCCGCCATGCCCGCAGCACGCAAACCCCAGGATCACCTGGCCAAGAAGACCGCCGAGGAGGACTTCCTCGGCGCCACCACCCCGTTCGAATTCGAGCACAACGGCGAGACGTACCAGCTCGCCGTCGCCGACGAAGTACTCACCGCCGGCTACGCCCGCAAGAACCGCCACAAGAGCCTCCCCGACCAGCTCTTCTCGATGCTCGAGCTGCTCGCCGACAAGGAGACCCTCGAAGCGATCGACGACATGGGCCGCGTCGAGTTCACCGCCTTCCAGGAAGCGTTCTACGCCCACATCGGCGTCGACCTGGGGGAATAGCGGGCCTGCTCGAGCTTATCGACGGTGAGCTCGGGGAGGCCCTCGAATACGACCTGATCGACAGGGGTCTGCGCCTGGTGCAGCTCGGCACTCCCGAGCTCACCTGGCACGACCTCGGCGTGATAGTCCGCCAGGCACCGCCCGGCTCTGCTCTTCGCCGCGCTAACAGCCGCGAAGCTGCCGACTGGTCGACGACCGACTACCTCCTCGTTGACGTCCTCAACCTGCTCTCCAACATCAGTTGGCAGCTCGGCGGCGACGAGAAAGCACCCAAGCCCGAACCGATCCTCGGGCCGGGTCAGAAGCCGGCGAAAACCGGCCCCACCCTCCGCGGCGATCTCATGCCGATCGAGGAACTCGAAGCGCGCCTCGGCTGGGGTGACGAAAGGCGGTAGCCGGTGTCCGGTGAAGGAGCAAAACTCGCCACCGGATGGCTCGAGCTCACTGTCTCCACGAAGGGCGCTCAGAAGTCGATCACGAGCGAGCTGATCCCCGCATCCAAGTCCGCCGGCGACCAGGCCGGCGCGGGGATCGGCTCGGCTCTCCTCGGCGGCCTGAAGAAGTTCGCCGGCCCGATCGCCGTGCTCGCCGCGGGCTTCTCGATCAAAAAAGTCATCAGCGACTCCACCGCCGCTTTCGAAGGCCTGGTAGCCCAGACCAACGCGCTGCAGCGCATCGCCGGCGGTACCAAAGAGCAGGTCTCGGGTCTCGTCGGCGCAATGCAGCTCTCCGGAGTCTCCTCTGAGAAGACCTCCGGCGCGCTGACGATCTTCTCGAAGAACCTCGGCAACGCGGCTGGCGACGCCGACAAGACCAAGGCTCTCACCGACAAGCTCGGGGTCTCGTTCAAGGACGCTGCCGGCAACGTCAAGCCGATGGCCGACATCCTCCCCGGGCTGTCGGACAAGTTCAAGGCGATGCCCGACGGCGCGGAAAAGACCGCGCTCGCCACGCAACTGTTCGGGCGGTCCGGCGCGCAACTACTCCCGTTCCTCAACAAGGGCTCGGCAGGCATCGCGGATCTCACGAATCAGGCCAAGAAGATGGGCCTGGTCGTCGACGACGTCGCCGGCAAGATCTTCGCTGACGCCCGCAAGTCGACGCGCGACTACGCGGCCGCCAACCAGGGGCTACAGGCGACGCTCGGCGGCAACCTCGTACCCGTCATCGACTCGGTCAAGAACGTCTTCCGCGGCGCCATGATCCCCGTGCTGCAGGCCACCACTGGCTTCCTCGCGGAGCACCGCGGCGCCTTCCTCGCCGCGGCCGAGGCGATCGGCAAGTTCGGCGACGCTGTCTCCACCCGCGTCGTCGGCGCTCTGTCGATCGCGAGCAACGCATTCCAGATGTTCAAGGGTGCCTTCACCGGCCTCGGGTCCAACGTCGACGCCGGCGCGCTCGAGGGCCCCATGATCGCTCTCGGGTCCACGCTCGGCGGCGTATTCGGGCAACTGCGCGACAGCTTCGCGCCGCTGTTCGCATCCCTCGGACCCCTGTTCTCGCAGCTCGGGCCGGTCTTCGCGGCGCTCCTCCCGCAGGTGCTGCAGCTGGCGTCGGCGTTCTCGCCGTTCGGACTCATCCTCGGCGCGATCGCCCCCGTCCTGCCGCAGCTCGTTGGCCTGATCGGGACGCTCGCCGCCACCCTCGGCGGCGCGCTCGGCCAAGCGCTCGGCGTGATCATCCCCGTGATCACCCAGGTCACCACCCTGCTGACCGGCACTCTCTCCAACCTGATCGTCGCGCTGCTGCCCGTCATCGTGCAGCTCGCAACGACTCTCGGGGGAGTGCTCGGAACGGCGATCACCACTCTGGCGCCGATCATCGCCCAGATCGCCGGCGTCCTCGGGGGAGTACTCGGGG